TGTTGCTTTGCGTACATTCTTTACTGCGCCCGTTCTCTTTTTCCTTCTCATATGTCTGATAAATCAAATGCTTCTTCACTGCTACTTGGAGGAATGTACGTTTCGAATTCCTCGCTGATGGGCTTGAATATTTTTTTGCCGTTATCTTTCGTGCAATAGAATCCGGTGTTGGTGATATTCATTTGGAATTCAATTGGCTCGTAAAGAGGGGTAGGCGCACCTCCGGTTTCAACAATCCTAACCTTACGCACATGTAACTCTGTTGTCTTGCGTATTATAGGGTCGTGGTGCTGGACCTTTCTATGGATTGTGAGGAAGCAGGAACAGCGGTTCACCCACTTGCCGCCGTGCTCACTGTCCTCAGCATAAGGAGCGATAGGATATCCTTCCGGGTCCTTGCGTCGTTGCGCCTCAGTTACAGCGTGAGTGTTTAACCAAATTGCGAGTTCATTATTGACGCTGTAATTTAATAGCTCTGATGCCGCTTCGTAGTGGTACTCATGAACACCTATCTTAGAGTGCTGACCCATCTCAATCTTTAGTGAGTTGTAGGGGTCGATGAATAGGGCATCTATATGCTGGCTCTCACGCACCTTGTCAGTGAAAGCTAGAATGTCGTGGAAAGAATACATGTCTCTATTGCTAAAGAAGATGAAGTGTTTGTTCACCCAGCTGTATGCACTCGCTAGCTCCTTGTTGTTCATCCGATGTACTTTCCTATCGGTAACAAACTCCATCAGCCTCATCTTCGTGCTGGCTGTAGTGTTCTCTGAGCTGTACACACACCACCTCCAATCATGCTGTATGCTGGCGTTAGCCATTAGGAACAAGCAGAAGGTTGTCTTACCCACGTTGCTGTGCCCGTTGAGTATAGTAAACTCTCTCTTGTATCTAAAGAATTTGTTTAGTGTTTCGCTCCCCGTTGTGAGGCCCAGCTCGATCTTGCCGTTAGCAAAGTCTTCAATCCATTTAAAGTCATCGTCAGTAGGGGCTATGAACTTCATGTCCCCATCCTTTATGCGCTGCTTTCTTTGTTCGGTTTTCTCAAAGGTAAGCACCTCGTGGATAGGCATGCCCTTTCCCTCGTTGATGCCATCTTTTATAGTCCTCTTTGCATGCTCGAAATCTTTGATGTCCCTTAGAGATATTTCATATTCCAACACCCGAATGGCTTCATCCTCAAGCATCCTCCCGCCTGCGATATAGCCACCACATAATCTCGAGGCATTGTAAAGGGCATGGTGCTTCTCGCCGTCCGCAGCATTACGAATCATTGACGCTGCAATGTTTAGCTTGTTGTAGTCAGTATACTCTTGAGGCTTTACTACCTCTTGCTTGGGCTTGGTTTCTTTTTTCTCTTCGCTAACAAAAGCGGTAAAGACTTCGCTGTCTTCGTTTAGATACAGCTCGGGGTCATAGCTTTCGTAGCAGGCTCTTGATATATTCTTGCCGGTGGGGTCAACATCAATCAAGTAATTCTTTTGGTAGTATTTCTCTATAGCAAAGAAGTGTTCCCGATGACGGGCGCTGTCGTTGATTCTTACTAGTGACTTAACCCCCTTACCGCTAGGTGATATCCAGCATGCATAAGTGTATGAGTCTAAAGACAAAGTGTTTTTTGTTTCAGCAGGATCGCTGAGGTCGTCAATGTCTAGGACCAAGAACCCGCTGTGTTGCTTTATGCCCGAGTCTTTGCGCTCTTCAAACACACCACTAAACAATACCGCTGGCAGGGATATCTTATAATCTTTATTCCCCGTGTCCCTTATCTTCTCTATTATGTCCTTGCTCTTCCCGTGCTTTATCCGTTCGAGTGCTGTACCAATAGGGATATGAAATGGATTCTTGGTGTCTGTTATTGATTGATATATTGTTACTTTCATAGTCGATAAGGTCGAGTTCTTTTTTTAGGTGTACTATTGCTTTTATGATGTCTTGTTTCATTGGATTATCGGGCTTGTTCCCAGCCCTCATCAAGTAGGTAAGTGCTGTCCCTATATTATAATTATTCCTCTGAAAATCTAAGACCACATCCATAGCCTCAATACCCTTATGCTCTCCTATGTAGTATTCGGGGGTGTCTTCTAAATTATACTCCATCTTTAAATTCGATTCTTTCTTTGTACTTAATCAGTGGTGCAAGCTCTTGAAAGGTCATGGCATCTCTGCCTCTAACATCTTTGCTTTCTAGCAAGATTAGGTTGTCTCCAACTTTGTTAGGTATTATGATTACCCGGTAATCAGATTCTCCTTTTTTACTGAGTGTTATTGTTTTGTCGTCATGTTCTATGATGTCTATGGTAAACGACACTTCCTTGCCTTCCCTTTTGGCGCTGTATATTGGGGGGACAGAGCTGACTCTCTCCATCCCCCACGCAAAACATAACAAAAGGTACAAGGTATCTTCTATCTTAGAACGGGAGATCATCAGACGCCTCAGCGGTTTGTGCTGATTTATTGTCTTGCTTTTTCCCCCAGGTGCTCGGGTCTTTTACGATAGCGTAAGGACGCCCGGTCTTGCGAGACATCTTGAGCTCAAAGTAAACTCGTGGTGTCTTTGCGTTATGGGTTGCGAACTTCTTCACATCCTCAAGCTCCTCTAAGGTGAAGCTAAATTCTCCACTAACTCCGGTGGTAAATGGGACAAACTTGCTGTCCGTGTCACTCCAAACTTTCATCTCGTTGAAGTAACCTGCTAAAACATTCTCGTTTTGGTTCATGATATAGATATTAAATTAAACATAGAATTCTTTATAAAAGGTAGTGGCGGGTCGGTCAATTGCAAAGTGGTTCTTGATAGTATCAACCGCTTTCCAAAACTTAAACTCTCCACTACGAAGTGTATCCTCGCTGGCATGAATTAGTGCAGGAAGATACGGGTATGCTTTCTCTTGTGCAACCCAAGCAAACTCATTGTCCGGAAATACCGAAGTGTAAATGTATGCTTGTATGTCGTATCCAAAAGAAAACACATCACGCTTAAAGCCTCCGATACTACGGGTGCTCTTGCTATCAATGATTACGTTGGGAATCTTGCAGTCCAAAAAACCACGGACCGGAACATCTTCAATCCAGCTGTTAAACTCTAGCTGCACTTCCCCGCTGAGGTGGCTGTCAAGCAGACCACAATCATCGAGCCTAGATATCATGTCGATTGCCATGATGTAATCATCTTCAGAAACTATCCGCTTATCTTCTTTCTCTGCTTGGCTTATCAGATCATCGCGCCACTCTTTGTATTTCTTTGTGGCCCGTGGGTTCTTGCCTCCGATTTCATCACAAATCTCTTTGTCGTCAAAGGTAAAGAAGCGGTTAGTATATTCGGCGGGTTCAAATAATAGTGTGTCGTACACGCTTCCAAAGCTTAGAGCCTGCGACTCTCTCTTCAGTTGCCCAGCCATATACATTTCCCATAGCCTTATGTCGCTAAGGGCATGCTTTATACTGCTGTAAGACAAGTATCCTTTGCCTACCTTTTCTTGTAGTAAGGTGGCGAACTCCATTATCGCACAAACTTTTTGAGTGCTTCAATCTGCTTTTCGCTGGCGCTGTCTTTGTACTTGCTAAGGACCATTTCAAACGCTTGGTTTTTGTCCTTGCTTTTCTTGATGTAGTCTACCGCTTTAGTAAACCACTCGCCATCCTTTGCCGCAGGTGAAGACGTTCTCTTGCCGTGCGTGTTGGTTGCGTCTGCATCTTTAGTATCGTCTATCAAGAACATGCCGTTGAGGGCATACTTTCTAGCGTATGAACTTGAAGCTCCAAAGCACTGAGCTATGTCCATCCCCTTTCGGTTGGGGTCGATACCTGCTTGCGCTGAAACTGCTGCTATGGAATCGCCATCAGTTACTTGAACCACGGCCTCAATGAATAGTATTCCGGCAAGCTCTTTCACTTCATCAGATATGGTCATAGACAAACCATTCTTTGCGAGTAGAGGCTTGACTGCCTCTAGGATATCTTCGGCGCTACGGTAGTTGTAGTTACCGAACTTGTTGAACTGACCCTTAGGCGCCTTCAACGCTGACTGCACTGCTACGAGTGCGGAGTTTAATTTACTCATAAGATTGAATTTAATTAGTGCTAAGTTATTAATATTTGAGCGGTAAACCAAGAGCGATTTGCATTTGAGCGTGCAAATGTAGTGCTCTTGTGAGATCGAAATCTTGCACACCTTTGCGCTGTCCTTCCCACTCTTTGATACATTGTAAAGTCTCACCCATCCTATCCATCAAGTAGTACATCTTCTCCATGTCGGGCTTGTAACTTTCTCTTACAATCTCTTCGAGGCGAGCTTCGCATCTTCCTCGTGATGAAGACGAGAATATCGTCTTGCATAGTTCTTTGTCGCGCAGGTCAAACTGCTCGGTGTCGGGATTATAAACTATATAATACTTCATGATTAAACCTTTATTGTTATCGTATCTCCTTCTTCATACTCTCCATCAATGAGCTGCTGCTTTATCTTATCAAGTAGCTCACAAGCATCTTTGATTTTGATTTTTTGGTGCTCTTGAATTATGATTCTATTAGCCGCCATTCGGTCTTCAATATAGAGCTCCCCCAACTCAGTTACAATATACTTCCCGGTGTGGATTCTATTAATCAACCCCCGGTCAAGGAGCCTCTTGATATTGCTAGAGTAAAAGCCTTCGTTGCTGTCACTCTTCGCATTACTAACCGCTCTCACAAACGATTGTACTTGATGCAGGTGCTCGGGTTTTTCGTTCTTGATAAACCTAAGAACCTTCTGCGTTACATTAAGATTTTTCTTTTGCATATACTACTTTTTTATCGGTGCGTTCAAAATCAATAAACAAATCTCCCGTGTTGTCGCACACAAATCCACGCTGACTTGCTGTCACATCGTCGGGATCTAGACCCAACTCTTTAATCTCATCATCTTCGAGTCCATCAATTTGATATAGATTCCCGTCATCTCCTTCTAGGTAATAGAATGGTTGTCCAATGTTTTTCTCGTAAGAATTTGGAGTAATCCTAGTTACACAATCGAAGTACATTCCCTCCTCTTCGGAGTAGATATCAATTGTAAGTCTCATAGCCTTGGCCATGGGCGCAAGGGCATCAATGATTCCATTAGGAGTGCTCCATGGTGTGCTGAAGTGATAGGTTAGGTTGACTATCCCGTTACTTTGAACTATCTCTTCAACGATTTCAGCATCACAAGAATTCCACTTGGTCCCCCAATTTTTGAGTCTCCATGTGTACCAATTGTCAGCTCCAAATTTTTCTCTGAGCTCAGCGTCTTTATCTAGCTGAGCTTCCACTTCCAACTCGGTCATGTTTTTTGTTGGGTCAACGCCGCTCTTCTTTGCGAACTCAATCTGCTCGGTTAAAGATGGTGCTGCTGTGTTCTCTAGCTGACTAGGCATTTTTATGAAGCGGTTGAAATCAAACACATTATCTCCCCCGTCTTTTTCCCTCAAGGCTAGCTTGAATTTTTCTATGTTGTCGGGCCTTCCAACAACATGCATTACATTACTTACCCAATTCGGCATACTATTTATTATTTAATTTAACTTCTAACTCTGCGATGTATTGCTCCACCGCTTCGAGGTAATGTACTCCTAGTACATTATCTCTCATACTAAGCATGAACTTCACGCTGTCGATTTTTTCGTGGGCTTGTTTCGATGTCATACTCCCTCGTACTTATTGATTAAACCTTCTAGCGCTTCCTCGAAATCGTAACCCTGCGGGTTTGCATTTGGGAATTGTTCTTTCAATACGCTGTACACCTCTCGGTTGGGCATCACTCCTGCGCCGTCTATGTAAGTGGCGCCTCCATCTCCATCGTTCCAAATCTCAAAGCCGAGATTGGTTTTGCATTGGTATCCTATACCTCTTCGGGTTTCAAAGTAACGTATCCCCGTTACCTCTACATTTGGTTTACTCATAACTCGTAATTTTCAATTATATATTTTCTTACTTCATACTGCTCATCTTGGTTGCAGTTAGGCCATTTCTTTCCTAGCACAAGTGACGCGCAGAACTGCAGCCTCGGCAGCCAAATCCATGTGTCCATAATCTCTTCTCGAGACATCGTTGTTACGATTGGTTTTCTTCTCTTACTCATAAGGCCGCTTCTGCTTTGTCAAGAAAGTCAGCAATGCTCTCATCTTCACACGTTAATTCAATAGAGTATTCGCATCTTTCACCATCGTCTTCAGTGATTCCGAATTGGACTGTGTAGATATCTTCATAAAGAAAATCAACATGACGCAGTCCAATGTAATCGTCTTCTGCGTAGTGGTACAAGTAGTACTTCTCGTTGAGTTTGATTTCTTCCCCGTAACCCATTGTGGTCATCATCTTCAGCGTGATTTTATCTACAGCATCTTTACAAGTATTCTGCTTGAAGCTGTCTAAATCAATACGGCTATGATTCCCGTCTTCTTTAATTAGGGATTTGTCGTGAATGTCAAACGCAATTCCGTCACTCACCAATTCTCCGCCGTAGTTTTGGGGGTCCATCTCGGTGATGTCAAGGCAGTTCTCTAGCCACATAACTGAGGCTACTTCTTCCCACTCCGCGGTGTTGAATACATCCCACATGTCCTCATCGGAATGGCGGTACAATGTGTAGGTGTCATTGAGTTGGATTTCATCGCCGTGTTCTAAATCACTACACATTTTGTCGGTGATTTTGTTTAGGGCTTCGTCTAGTTTTGAATCAACTTCGGTAACCTTGTACTCGAAGTCGGATAAGAATAATTTTATCATAAGGCTTGTTGTTTACTGCTGTAAAGTTAATACAATCTTGGATAACTTCCAAGTTTAAAATGGTTTTTATGAGGGGGTCTTCGCCCCCTCGTTATTTAATCTTCCTCTATTTCTATTACCCGCTCTACCCTCTCGTATTTCGTGATAGAGTTAAATCCTTCGTAGGTATCGTAGACCGCTACGACATTTATCTTCGCCCGGGATTTCCGTTTGATTTCCTTCACGAGTTCAAGACTTGTTAAGTGTCTAGTGGTATTGCAGAATGACTTCCATCTATCATCTTCCGTCAAGTAACAATCCCCCTTTTTCTTTAGGATGTAGGCTGAAAAATGTTCTCTAGTCATACCGCATGATTTTTACAGCAAGGGCATACTAAGGGCTCCGCCTCAACCCAATCTCGCTTGAATACTTTTAGTTTTTCTTCCATCTTCAAACCTGCGTACTTTGCGTACGTAGATGTTGTAGGCGTAGTTTTGTTGAAGTTACCGCTGTACACATTCACGAATGCGATTGCGGCTCTATCGGTCCATCTGAATTTTTTCATAAGGCATTTATTTTTACTATTTATTTGGTTCTAACTTTTCTGCTCTAGAGAAATCTCTGACAATCTCAAAGGGCACTATGAATTGCTCGCCCTCTTCGTTCTCGTAGACCTCTTCGCATTCATTAAGGGTATCCACATAGGATAAGGTGTCCTCAAGGCTTTTTGCCTTCAATCGATCTGCTTCTTCTTTTTTCATTGTATTTCATTTAGATTAATTTCAAAATTGCGTCCGCATACAATATGCTCACAACCCCATCGCAAATTTCTATACCAATTCTCCCGGTCAATGGTGTCTTTACGGGTGTATTCTCCGTCTTCTCCGCTTACCTCGAAGGTGACGTCCAAGTACTTGCTGTTCTTTCTTTTTGGCGGGTCTATAGTGACAACCACGTCCCCATTAAAAGTCTTGAACATTGAGTTGATAGCCTTCCCTAAAGAGTTTCCACCTTTAACGAATTCATCTTTATGGTTGGTGGTTACATCCCACGGCAAGGTATCATTAAAAAACTCCTCAGCATCTTTACTGCTCCACCCTTCTGCATACTTAGACTTGAATTCTGAGATGAGCAGGTCACGTTCTGTGCGCATATTCTGCATCAACTTATCGTGTCGTTCTTCGGCTAGTCTATTCAACCCGAAGTACTGATTTTGGTACTCCTCTTGCTTCTCGTTGTACTCAGTGAAGTTCTTGTGCAATTGAAGCGTGAGGTCTTTCTCATTTAGCCCATCAACCGCTCTATTGAGTTGATTCATCAACATACCCATATTATCGTTGAGCGATTGGAGGCTTTCGTATTGTCCATCCTTCACGTCCATTTTAGTAGCAAGGTAAATCTTAGACTCAATGATTGGCGTTACTTTGCGTGTGCCTTGCTTCCAAACACGATTCTCTTCGTAAGATTTAGACTGAACAAACCGAAGTTCGGTGGTCAATTTACCTAACCCTAGTTCGATGGTGGCACGCAACATGTTGACACGAACGAATTTTCCGTCTTCGCCTTGGTGGTAGAAGTATAGAGTTTTGTTTCCGTCCGTATAGTCGTGTGTAGTTTTTCGGTCAAATCTGAAGGGCCCATCGAGCGCTTCAATGGTGAATCGTTCGTTGGTCGCTTTTAACTCCTTCGCAAAATCCCCTGCGGATATTCTTAGGCTCTCTTCAAGAAGTTCTTTGTTCTCATCACGCAGGTTTATTGCTGCTGATTTGTAAGCGCGTAGAGCGCTGTCTAGGTGGATTACTTTGTCAAATGATAACATAAGGCATTAGATTAATTTAAAGTTTAAAAAGTATCGTGTTCAATAGGTTTCCAATATCTCCAAGAGCATATTCTAGTTCAGTGCCCGCACCGGGGTCGGGGATGTATTGGCCAGCCGCTTCAAGTTGCCCAATTAGGTAATTCAGTCTGCTTGTGATTTCCTTGCCGTCACCCTCTCCAAAATAGTCACATTGGATTTCTTTGGCTATGCTTGCATAAGTCAATTCTAGTTTTTCCATGCTGATGTAGTTTTAGGTTTTTAATATATAAAATTAGGTAGGCGGCTTATCTCACGGCATACCTTGACGCATTGGTCAACAATTACACGAGTATCGTACAACTCTTGCATAGCATCATTCCATATCGTAGACAATTTTGCCTCGATAACATCACGGTCAATTTCGTCCCACTTTTTCAATTCAGCATTAGATTCTTCCAATGCCTCCATGTAGCATTCTATTGCCCCATTACTTTGGGTTAAAAGTGCATCATGATACGTTTCATGGCTATCGCCGTTGACCCCATCGAATATGCCCCACTCATTGTAAGCCTTGCATATTGCACGAATCTGATTTTCCGCTACTGATTGGGCACAACCATACCTATCCGAATACATATAATGCTCTCTTGGCTGTTTTAAGAATAACATCCCTATGTCGCGATATTGGTCATACAGCATTTCACGAGCCTCTCTTGTTTTTTGCAATTTTTCTATCATGTTAATAGTTTTTTGATTAAGCACCCTCATACTCAAGGAACATGCTAACGTATTCGTCAATTCCTTCTCGTGTGACCATGACTCCATCGGGGTTACATTCCCCACGGAATTTACGGAAACACTCCGACATCATTATAGTGACAATGTTACCTTTTGCGCCCGTGATTTTTTCATCATTCGCAAGTTCAACTAGGTGGTTGAAGGTCTTCTGAAGCTCGTATGTATTATCAATCCATAGAGCGATATTCCATGCCTCGTAAGAGGAGTATCCGTTGTAAGACATATTGTTATGTTTTTGATTACAAGCACAAATCTATAACCAATATTGGATACGAGTCAAGAGGCGGGGTAAGAAAGGTATTAAATACTTAGAGTGCAATATCGCCCGTAAGGCAGTACCATAAAGGCATGTGGGATAATGTGGTAGTTTGTGCCCTAGGGTGGATTTGAGTTATTCATACTATAAAGGGGGTGGGGATTGTCAGATGTAACTAGGGGACTGCGTTACATTTCAGTAATTGCCTCAGTCTGAA